TTCCAGTGATGGATCTTTAAACCACGGACGTACTTCTCCTAAAATAGGACATGCTGTGCCATCGTTATACATTTCAACACATGGAACTTGTACCATTACTGGTTTACTATCCATTTGTCCTTTAATACCCTGGAAAGGTAGACGAATCATATTGCGCTCGACCCAGAAAAAGTCGTTCTTTTCATTGCCGTCTGGCAAGAAGCGTAGTTTTGCAGTTGATCCTTCGGGAATATTCCAATGTGCGTAAATAGCACGGTCGCCGCCTTGTGTACTCGATGTGTTACTACCGCGGTTTTCTTGTTGTTGTAGTTTAGCACGAATTTCTGCTAGTGTAGCCATAATGTTTCTCCTTGTTTTGCCATATAAGCCATAATATAATGTTGCCTGTGCGTCACATTAATACGTTTAATGTAACACGATTATTTATACTTGTCAAGAAAAATAGTCAAAAAAATACTCCCCTAAGGGAGTATTTTATTTTATTTAAATACCTGCGTAAGTTTTAATAAGGTTTAAACTTTCTTGGAATAGTGTATCATCTTCTAAATCATCTATTTCTTCTGCTGTAGGTTTCTTTTTTATTGCTTTTTTAATGGCGTTGTCTTTACTGCCTATGTACTCATCACGTGGTGATTCTACTTTACCGTCGCCATCATAGTCACTCCCAGCTTTTACTTTTAGTTGCTTTTCTGCAATAGCAACTTCGCCATCATCTGGTGCATTTGTATCGCTGTTAGACAATGCCTGCAATGCTGCAGTTGGTTTTTTAGTGGTTAGTGTTTTTTTAGCAATTTCACTTGCAACTGGCATTTCAGACGGGTTCAATTTTTGACCACGTGCTAGTTTGTCACTTATACGCTTCATGTTTCTTGCTGCATTAGCATCACCACCGCTAAGTGCTTTTATAACTTGCTGATTAGGCCTTTGGGCCATATTTTCAAGTAGATCATTGGCCCAATTCTCAAATGCTTCATGGAAACCCCCGGAACGTTTCTTTTTCTTACCGTATACATCATCTGGGTCTTTTCTAACTTCTTTGGCATATTCTTCGTCGGTTGCTATACGCTTAACATCGTCGATGTATCTTTTAGCTAACATCATTGCCAATTGTTTATCACGCTTATATTCTGGTGTCATTCTTGTGCCAAATGTTTCGCCTTCTTCGCCAACATTAATCATCATATCACTAGCAAAGTTAGCAACTGCATCCGAATTGCTGCCAATAATACGACTAGCAATGTCGCTCATTACAAATGCTAATAATCCTTGTGCTGTTTTAAATTGTGTACGTCTTAGCATACTATCTGCTGCTTCGTCTTTTTTCAATACCAATACAAAGTTTGGATCTTTGATTGTCTTTTCGACACTTGGGCTTGCTTCGTCAAGTTTGTGTGCTGTATCTTTGTCCATTTTTGTTTTGTATTTTTTACCGTTAAATGTAAAGTGCGAATCGCCTTTACGTGCAGCATCAGCGGCTGCCTGGTTAAATGCGTTTTCGTCAACTTCTTCTTCATTCATATTATCGCAACGTGATGTTATTTCACGTGCTACACGATCACGTACTTCTGTATCTTCTGCTTCGTCATGTGGTGATGCTTCTGCTAAGTCTGTAAGCATATTCATTGCTGCGTCAGTTGCACTCATTACATCATGTTCGCCTGTCTTAACCATGTCGCAAGCGGCTTGTACAATTTCTTCTACTTCCTCGTTGCCTTGTGGTGTAAACATTCCATATTCCATGTTACTACTATACTTCCCAGCTGCTGGGTTATAATCCGGTGCGCTCATTGCTTCTTGCTGCTCGTTACTAGATTCTAGTGCACGTTGCACACTTGGTAATAAATCGTCCATTTTTTTGTTCCAAACTTTTACTGTAAATTTTTCTTGTAGTTGTGCTACATCGCTTGCTGTTGTTGTTTCGTTTGGTTTAAACGATTCAGCAAACTGTTTATAATTGTTTACATTTTGCATACGCATAATGTCTTTTCTAATGGATTGGTATGCTTCAACAACACGGTTTCTGATGTTGCTTGCTTCTTCATCTTCCATAGCATGCTTGCGAGTAATTCTAGCAAACTGAGACAGGTTACGCATTTCTTTAACGGTTTCAATAATATGTTGTCCGATATTATCGTATGGTGTGCCGCCTTCGCTTACATGAACTGCCATTGCCCTAGCACCGTTTAGATAGTTAATTGGAAAACGAAACTTTTCTCCATTACTCTCAATAAAGATACTGTCAATGTGCCTACTACGTGAGCCACGCACTTCTTCGTCTACTGTCTTTTTATGGTATACTACCAATGTAGCATTTTCAAATTGTTGTTTACTTTTACGCTTGCTGCCGTACATTTTTGATTCTGTAATTTCCACTTCATCTTCCTTGTATGGTCCGTCATTTTGTTTGATATACGCAAAGTCTCTAGTGTCTAGCTGATCTTTTTGTATATCACGAGCATCAAACATTAACAAGTTTTGTTTTGCAAAAAATCTCAGTGTCTTAAGAAAATTGTACCATTTGCCAGGTTGAGCAATGCTGTCAACCATGTCATGGTTAAAATAAACTTTTAAGGTTCTGTTGTCAATGATACTAATACTGACTGTGCCACGTGTCTTTTCGTTTTCCTTGTATACAAAACTAAAAAAGCGAGAATCACCCGGATCGCTGGTAACTTCAGCATCCTCATTGCCAAGTGTGACTGGCGAGAAACGTGTTCTCAATAATTCAAATAGGTCATTTGCTGTTTTGTTTAATGGTTTCATGATATTTGTATTTATCCGTTATAAAAGAATAAATGGCATAGGCTCAACTACGTCATCTAAACTGTCTTGTAATCGTTTTTGTATCTCTGGATCGTAACTTTGTAATGTTACACTCATACGCAGAGCAAGCACTGTGCTCATTACTAAGTCATCTTTTTCGCCAGGCTTTGCAGCATAACTACTACCAGTAGCAACAAAATGTTTAAGTTCGCCTATTAAAGTCTTGCTGTTAATTGACATTCGTTTCGATTCAATGAGATTTTTCATTTTAGCACACGCAGTTAATTTACTTTTATTAGTAGTGTTAAATCCTTTGCGAAATCTTCTAGCATTACCGGGTTTATAAGGTTCGCTTAAAAAAATACCATGAATGTTTTCTTCTCCAATTTCACTAATACTTACTAGTGCAGCTTCGCCTAGTGTGTTATTTTCTACACTATAATAAACACTATACTGGTCTTGAATAGCGTCACTAATATATTTGGTTATTTCAGCAAGTATGCGAACTTGCCGTTGTATTGTTGTTTTATTGTGCATCCATTCAGCTACTTGAATCATTTCGGGTAATTGGTATACCTGCAGTGCAGAATTATCGCCACCTGTACCCAAACTTGGATCTAATGCAATAACATATACTTTTCCTTTTTCTGGTGTTTTCCACCAACGAACTTGTCCTTGTTTTTGCAAAGGATCACTACCAGTCATCTCCATTAATGTTAAGCTATTGATTAAAGTTTCGTCAAAGATTACCGGTTCGCATAAGTGTTCACGTTTAAAACGTTCTTCGCCTACTCGACTCATTTCCTCTGCTGCCCAAGTTTTATCTCGGTCCGGATGCTTATCCCACGTAGCGATATAGCCAGCAAAGCCGTTAATACCGAGCTTGGTTTCATTACCAAACTCGTCTACACGCTTATTAGCACCCTTCCACAATAACCAAAACTGATCCTCATCACTGTTTGGTGTACTAGTAATAATAGCCTTACCACCAGTTGCTAGTGTAGGGGAAATACTAGTCCAGAACTCTTTAGCAATACTAGGACGCACAAATGCAAATTCGTCACAATATAGAAGTGTAATACTCATACCACGTCCGGTAGTTTCTGTAGTTGTTTGGCTAACAATACGTGAACCATTATCAAACTCTATACTACCTTTGTTGTAACTGGTAACGCCAGCACGTATATGATCAGGGCACAGTTCGTATGCATAACGTATACGCTGCATAATTTCTTGTGCACCCGAATACTTGTGTGCTGCAATAAGAATAGTACTGTCAGGAACAAACATAGCATACCACAACAAGTATCCAGACGCTGTTGTAGTTTTTCCCATTTGTCGTCCTAGTAAGTTAATACTAAAACGATTTTCATGATAATATTTTATTAAATCTTGTTGGTATTCGAATGCTTTATATAACATTCTGCCTTTTGTTGGATGCTGTATACTAAAAAAATTTTCAGTAAAATAATACGGCCCAGTTACTGGGTTTGCACATTTTGCAAATTGCTGTAACTGTTTGTTGCTCATGCTTTCTCGTGCATAAGCTTTTTTAACCAGTACACCTTCGAGGCTTTTTGACATAATTTTCTTTCAAACGTAATATATAGATATTTATATTCAAAAAAACATTATCAAAATGGCGATTCGCCTGTTAAGTAAGGTCTCGCAAACCAAAGCTTAAACCATTCAGGATCGCCAGGTTTTATATTTTTTTCTTTTTGATGTTCTGTTTTTTCTTGTGCAGTAACAGTAATATTGCTACTGTCAGCATTATAAGTTTTCATTCCAGAAAAAGAGGCAGGCGTGATACCTGCCAACTTTTTTAATCTATCTAGATCATCCATTTCTATAGATTGTATACGCACCGTAAGCAATTGCGCTGTAAGCAATTAACTTAGCAAGTGGCGAAAATATAATGATTGCTGCTCCAGCTGCAACCATTAATACACCATCAATACTGCTACGCTCTGCTAGTTTTGCTTTGATACGATCAATCATATTAGATGCCTGCTATTTTCAAGAATCTGCTTAAACCTTGGTCATCAGCTTCCACAACTTCGTCAGTTTCTTCAGCAACAACTTCTTCGTCAGTTTCTTCAGCAACAACTTCTTCGGCTACTTCACCGTCTTCAGCAAGCATTTCGTCTAGCATTGCCTGAAGTTTACCTTCGAATGCTTTCATTGGATTGTCGCCATCTGCTGCTGCCGCAAATTGATCTTTTTCTCTATGCATGTCGTCGCCACTGGCAATTACAGCGTCAAGATCCATTTCTACTTCGTCTGGACTGTTGGAGTATTCGTCCTGCATATCCATTTCTGGTTCTGGCATTGCTGGCGCTGGCATACCTGCATTTTTAAGAATTGCTAGTAGTTCTGCTGCTTCGGCGCCTTCAGCACTTACCATGATTGCTTCTTCTAGTTCTTCAACTGATTCATCAACTTCATCTTTGTCTTCATCGTCGTCTTTGTCATCTGCTTTGTTGCCTTTTTTAGCAGCAAGCATTTTTTCAAAAGCGGCTTTTTGTGCTGGACTTTGTGCTTCTTCTAGTTCTGCTTCACCAATTTTTGGAAGATGATCGTAATCACTATCATCGCTGCCATCGATCATATCCATGGCATCTTGTGCTACTATAGAAGCACGGTTTGGTCCGCCGCCTTCGCCTTCACCAAAGTCCTCTGGCTCAAGAGTTCTAAGTACTTTGAATGCATTTGCTACTACTGGGTCGCCCATTTCAACGACTTCGTCAAACAGATCATTTAGTTCGTCAACAACAGCATCGTAACCGTGCATTCCTCTTTGTATTTCTTGTGCAAAATCGTGTAGGTGTTCTTGCATGTCAGTTACGGTGTTTTTCATTCCACCTTCGTTAGCAACTACTGAGTCTTTGGTAATCTCTCCGTCCATTACACTGTCTAGACTTTCTAGTAGTGACTTCATTGAGCCTTTTTGCGCTACGCTAGATGCTGTACCTTCGGCACTTTCAACACCGTCAAGGGCAGCTAACATTTTTTTCATATCCATATTATTTTCCTTAAACTTTTTCAGAAACTGTGCCGAGTGCAACTAAAAATTCCTAAAATTATACTAGTGTATTTATCTCGTTAGTCTAATTTAACTCTGAGACTTATAGTGTTTTCCTGCGAAACCGTTGGCACAAGAATCATTAATTCAGAATCTTTAATGGTATGAACGTTGGCAGATTTTTTATTATTTCCCGAGACTTTGCCTAGGTATTCTGTTTTTGATTTATCTGGCATTCTATTTTCCTGATATTGGGCTTGTTGTGCCAGTGTCTACTTCGTTTGTTGTTTTGGCTTTGGTTTTGTTTTTGGATTCAAATTCGTATTTTCTAGTTTCTAGTTCTTTAAGAAAATTACTATTATATTCGTCACCGAATGTAGCGTCTAATTTTTCATTGTCATACTCATTGGCTAGAATTGGCTTATACTCTTCTTCTTTGGTATTTGCTGCTACTTCTCTTGCTACTTCCTCGGGGTCGTTTTTATTAACCACAACAATGTGACTTTCGGAAAATTTTGTAATCTCTTGCATAATTGCTGCAATCTGTTGCGGAGTAGTTGGATAATTTGTAGAAATTTCCAAGATGTTAACTTCGCTATTAACTACACTTTCCCCAAAGCCCGATGGTTGCTTCTGAATTGGTGTTTTTTTAGGTTTGCTAATGCTTTCTAATCCAAATCTTTCCATATGGTTTTCGATTCTATCCATATGCTCACTGGTTAAATCACCAGCTACTTTTACCCGAAACTCATATACTTTACTGCTTTCAATTAGAAATTCTTCAAAACTTTTCATAATAACTACCTCTATACGATTATTTACCAGTTTGATGCTTAGTCATCATTGTTGGGACTTCTTAACATTTCCAGCAATTGATTCCTGTCAAGTTCTTTGGCTGATCCAGTTTCTTCATCATCAGTTAGATTAGCTTGCTTTTCTTGCATTTCTAAACGTCTGCGTTTAATATCCAAATCCAGTGCCTTGAGCTTTTTATCAATTTTGCTTGTTTTAGCAGTGATAGCATGTCCTAGTAATTTGCTTGCTGCGTCAAAAATCGGAGCACTAAACCTTGGCTCTACATTCATTCCTAAGTCCATTAAATCATCATAATGCTTTACTGCCTTATCCGCTAAGTCATCCATTTCCTGGTCACTTGTGCTTAGGTCTGTAATGCTCTGTGATTCAGGAAGCTGTTGCTCAATTTCTTCAATTGCTACAATGCCTGCTGTGTATTCTTCTTCTGTTGGCTGTTCGACATCATCAAGATCAAACAGTTCTTCTAACTTGCGAGTCATCTTTTTCTTCCTCCGCTATGGTATATATCATTTTCTGTTATCACTCGAAAAACTACACCCTGTTGTTTACACCAAGCATTGGCAGCCTCCCACTTGGCATAGTTTACTGCCACTGCTGCTTTGTCATGCTGACTTCTAGCATTTTCCATTGTGGTTTGTTTTAGTGGCTTCACTTCAATTAGTTCTGCTCTGCGCTTTCCTCGCTTGTCTTGATACACTATAAAAAAGTCTGGAACATAAATTGTATTCTTGCCAGTAAGCGGATTCTTATAAGGTATCGTTATGGCTTCGCTTGCCCATTGCACAACACTTGGATGATTGTCACAAAACTGCATAAATGTTAACTCCCATCCGCTGCGGTATGTTGGAGTCTTTTTTCCAGCATATTTTTCCGGATTCATTGGAGTAAACTTTCCTTGAGCAAACTTTCTTGCCATGTTATTTTCTTATGTTTCTTACTACATTACGAGAAGGAGTTAAGTCGGTTGCAAACCCAATTTTACTGGTGTTTCTTCTGGTACCATTGAACAAACTCATCAGTGCTGTTCTAAAACTTTCGTTCTGAGTATACTTTTTAAAATCATCAAGAACTAGCATTGGGTCAATGTTGTTTTGATAGGTAACTTCCAATAAACTAGATGTCAAACTTTTTGCTGCTTCTTGGTTATTGTTTGTTCTACGCAGGAAAAACACATAAACTGCATCGTATTGATCGCCACTTACCGGAGACTGAGTATTGTAATACTGTGTAAAGTATTGTTCTTGGTCTAAACTATTGCTTTGTGGTTGGGGAAGATTAGTCGGCATTGGTTATCCCTTGGATGCATCCGGAAAAGTATACTGTCCGCTAGAGTTGTTATTCTGAGATTCGACTTTTCTTTGGCTATATTGATCTTCTGTAGCCGGAGTGCTGTTGTTTCGGTATGGTTGAGAAACATTTCCAGTAACTGGATCTGTTTGTCTTGCAGCAATTTGTTGTTGATTAGGTACTGTCGATTGAACTGCAGTGTCGGGTACTACAGGACTTCCATTGTTTAGATTCGATTGAGCATTAGCTCCTAAGCCTTGATTAATCGATACATTGCTTACTGTTGGAAAAGAGCTTAAATTTTTTCCTTCTAGTAAACTTTCATTTTGATCATAGTTTTCTATATTGTTCTTTCCAAAATCAGATATCTGATCAGTTGTACCGGCACTATAAATTATGCTTTCGTAATCAACTGTGACTGTCATTGTCATTGTTTTAGCTGATTCACTATAATCGTGGTCATCGAACTGTGCACTGCTAATCATTGGGTTTACTAATAGCATTTTACTATACTCGCTATTGCCCATACTGTATACTTCAATCTTGTTAATAAAAGGCAAATTAGTTCCGTTGTCTAGTCCGTATTTTCTATTTAGACTATAATTTGCATACACATCGTCGATGGTCCATGTGCTACTAAACGTATAGTTACTGTCGGCATTGTAATGCTGATTGTACGCAATCCACATGTTTCTAACATTGTTTGCAATATCGTCGTGAAATTCAAGCTTGATAGGTTGATAGATTACACGTTTATTTACTACACGTTTTCGGTTGTACTGGTTAAGTGTTTCGGTCTCAAACTGAGTTTCGGGAAGGTCTGCAGCTCTTACTAACACACTAATATCTTTAGTCTCGATACCACGAAGTCTTCCAAGAAGACTGTTGAAAGAAATACTGACGTGAAAATTGAACCCGGTATAAGGTGTTTTTGTATAACCGGGTTCTTGTGTAAAGGTCTTTGCTGCATGATGATAGTCGCGAAGGGCAAAGCCTTGATTTCTTGGACTATTAAGATTTGCCATTTAAATTCTATTAACTACCAGTTGAGTTATCGCCAATTGTTCTAGTTACCGGAGTACCGACACCGCTATCATCTGGTTTTTGCAATGCATTATCAAATCTCAATGTCATACTAATAGTTACCGGTTCACTTGTGTTGTATGCTAACTGGTTATAGTTCACATTTTGAACAAAGCATCCGTACAATTCCCAAGTTTCTAATACATTTGGTTCACTTGCACCATTACCACCGTCTAGCATTTCAAATTTGGTTTTAAACTTATAGTCCATGCCACTTGCTGCACTAGCTTGCTCAAAGAAATCAAATTGTCTTTGTAGTTGTTCACCAACAAGTCTACTAACATTTCCAGCTGCGTCATCGCGGATGTTAACTGTAACATCTTGCCAAGTGTGACGTCCAGCAAGTCTGACTTTACTGTTGTACACATCTAGTGTAATGTCATCAAAATCAACTTGTGGTCTTGAAATATCTATAACCTGTTTGGTTAATTCGGTTGTTGGTTTGCTTACACCAAAGTTTTCAAACAGTACTCTAAAGCGATACTGTAGCTTTGGCATTAGTAGGCCCTGTGCACTTGCGCTTTGATCGCTTGCAACAGGAACGGTAAATCTCGATAAACTTGCGACTGCCATTTAAAATTCTCCTAAAACTTTTATAATAGTATTTATCTATTTTTATAGACAAATTTAACTGCGATCCAAGAAGTTTTTTTTATTAACCAAAGAAAAACCCCTCGAAAGGGGTTTTAATTTGTTATTTTTATATTTTATTAACTTCCTATAGAACCTGTGTTTTGGATTCTAACCGGAATGTATATAAACTCTACTGCCTTAACTGGCTCGATTGCCACGTCAACATAAAGCTCATTGCGATCGATTCGAGCTGGTGTATTGTTTGAATCATCGCACACTGACAAATAATCATACAGTGCACGTTTTGCTACTAGGTCGTTCAAGAAGCTATCAATAACACCTTTAACTTCGTCTCTTGTAATCTTATCATTTGGCTCAAACAAGAATGGACGCACTATCAAATCAAGCTGTCCTCTTAGATAAGCAACAAGTCTTGCAACGTTAACTCTGTCCAATGAACTAGGCCCGCTAGCTCTGGTTTTCTGACCAAACGCAACAATACCAGTCTGCGGAGTCTGTATCAATGGATTAACACGGTTTTCATAAAGTGTATCTCTAACACCTTCACGTACACCAATTGACACAAATTCACCACCGTTGTTTAAGTAACCCAATCTTGTTGCATTGTCAATAGTACCGCGGCGTGTTCCAGCTGGAGCAAACCATGGGTAGCTAATTTGGTCGCTGCGTATCATCATACGCATAACTGCATAGCTGCTTGGCATAGCAACATTGTTTCCACCTAAATCAGATCCTAGCACCGACGGATACCAAATCCCTACATATGGATCGGTGGTTACTAGTGAATTTTCACCGTCAACACCATTAAGGTCGGAGTTTGTTAACCAATTCGATAGCTCAGTGCCCTCGCTGGCAACACGCATCGGACTGTCTCCAACTATGAATGCAGTTTGTTTTCTGTCATTGTTTAGCTGAACCATGTTTGTTATTAGTTCTGGGTATCCAGGAGCAGAAATCAAGTTAAACTGACGTTGCTCTTCACGTATAGCTGAGTTTCCGTCAATTGCTGCTTTCATTGCAGCAACAATAACATTACGCTGCGATTTACGACCAAAGAATGCATGTCCGTTTTCTCTTGAACCGCTAACACTAACCCATGTATTTTTTTCAGTTGGCAACACTTCACCAGCAAAGTCGCTATTGTTAAAGTAATCACTGCGATACTCTTTAACGTTAAAACTACTTCTTCGTGTATTAAACAGAATCATGCCTCTTGGATATAATGCTGGATTTGGTGCATCGAGGTCTAGGTAATCATTAGTTAGTAATTCATCAATTCTAGTGATTTCTCCACTGTTTACATCTGTAGTACCATCACCCATAAATCTTGCATCAGCAAAAAGAATACCATCTTCTGATGTCTGGTCACCAGTGTCAATTTCAACCCATTCGTCGCTATTTGAAACTAGCTCGTATCTATAAAGTTTTGGATAATTTTCTAAATCGCTAGTATCAATCCAAATATCTCCATACGCCAGAGCCGATTGGTCACTTTGCTGTGTTGGCTTAGTAGCACTAAAGATTGGTCCTTTAGGATCTGTGTTGCTCAAGTTATACCCTCTTGCATCACTGGTTACGTTTTTGTAACCTTTCCAGGTGGTTCCATCGTGTATCATAATATCTGCTTCGCCGACTTCACTCCAGTACCATTTTTGTTCGGTAGCCGGATCAATTCCTGGTGCAGTTTCGCTAACTTCCACGTCAGCAGTTCCCCAGTTACTAATAATAATAGTACTGTCTGGTTTGCTTCTAGCGTATACACTATCGCTAGCTGTAATTCCGGCATCTGCAAGCGGAGTACCACTTACTTCGGCTAACTCAAGTACGCCGCCGGCACTGTGTGATATTGAAATTTCGCCTGTTGCCAATACTGATGCACTAACATTAGGCAATCCGGCAGCAAGAATATCTTGCGCCATGCTTGCTACAGTAGTACCAGTTAGTGTAATAGTAGTCGGTGTGCTCATTGTTGATGAGTTCTCAGTGCTGTAGCTAATGCTAAAACTTTCACCAAGTTCCAACGTTGGATTAACTTCTGTGCCGGTCACTATAGTAGCACCTGTTGTTAGCCTTTCGAGCACTCTATATGTTAGTGTATCGTCTTCAGATACATCGTACTGCACATACAATGACCCAACCGGTATACTACTGCCGCCTCTTACAGGATCAAATACAACGTTTGCACTTTGATCATTTTCGTATAAAGGTGCACTAATTAATTCCCAGCTACCGATTAGTGCATTGTAGCGTTTTACTGAAAAACTCGCACCGTTATTAACAGCCGATGTTTTAACCCAGATGCTTCGAGTTGGACGAGACTGACTATCAGCTGTTTTCCACTGCGGAACGCTTGTGTGGCTGCTTTGTTGTACTGCTGGGCGATAGTATGTTCCGGCTGTAATTTCTAAATCAGCTAGTGGTGTGCCTGTGTCATTTGTGATAACCATTGCACCATCTGTTGTACTACCATCGCTTGCTGCAGTGTCATCGATGAAAATTTGCAACTTACCGGCAGCTACACTTGCAGTAATGCCAGTGATGCTTGCATTATTAATGTCTGATGCAGTTGTTGTGACTGTTGAACCAGATAGTGTTACAATAGTGCCGTTAATTTCAATTGACTCCGATGGAGTTACAGCAGGATTTGTAGCGCCACTAGTTACAGATGGAATACTATTCATCCAATCTGTGCTTCCTACTAACACCCAGTCATTGCTTGTGTTTTTATAGTATACAGGATTTCTTGAACTTGTTCCAACTACAGCATAGCTACCAACTGTACCAATGCTTGCCAGTGGAACACCACCTATTAATTCGTTGGTGTTGGTAATTACAATTGGTGTAACAATATCAAACGTTTGAGTTGTGTTGTTCCAACTAAAAATACCAAACCGTGTTGTTGCTGGCTCTAACCAGTATGTCATGTCTAGTGGCTCGGCAGTTGGTCTGGTGCCTGTGCCGACTAGTTCGCCAAGGTTAACATCTGCTCTAAGCACGTATGCTCGGCTAGTTGTACCAAGTAAACTATATGCAGTCTGCAAGCCATATTCGTTTAGTTCGTAACCGTGAATAGGTGTACCGTTTGTATCGGTATAAAATGTTGGTGTACCAAAGAAGTTTACTACATCTCTTTGGCTTGTTAGCACATAAAGATCGCCTGCGTTCTCTGCAAGTGTGCCTGATGCAACTGTGCCCTGTGGGGTAATTTTGTTTTCGGCGCTTGCAACAATTACAAGCGGAACAGTAGATACTGAATTTGGAGCGTATTGACTTTCGTCTGTTATACTTACGTCAACTCCAGGAGATACTAATGCCATTTGTTAGATCCTTTATTAATATAAGTGTATTTAGCCATTTATTCTAGAAATAGTGGTTTTTAACAGAACCTTTAAAACCTTTAAATAGTATTATGACACAAAACATCTGCAAATCGTGCAATACGCACCCTGTTACCGTAAATTATGTACGCAACGGAAAGACATATTACCGTAGTATATGCTATTACTGCACCAAAGAAAAAAAGAAAGCCAGATCTCAAATAAAACAACTATTGAAAAAAAGCGGATACAGAAAAAAAGCAGTATGTGATAGATGTAACTTTGTCAGCAAAACACTAGACCAAATAAAAGTACATTACCGAGACGGCAACTTGTATAATGTATCGTCGAACAATTTGAGAAGTTATTGTATTAATTGTGTAATTGAAGTCAAGAACAACCCTGCAGCAGACAAAAGATCTATTATAGCAGACTTTTAATTATTTTTTATTAGGTTTTGCTGGCTTACGTGCTTTATTTAAAATTTTAGTTAGCAACGAGCTAGGATCAATGCGCTTGGTTCTTTTTGCACGGCGTGCTGCTCTTGCTGATGTTTTTGCTCTAGTTTTGGTCATTTGTATGCGCTTGGCTATGTCAACTGGAGCAAAACATTGTGCCATTTTAGTTACACGTTTTCCTGCTCTAGGGCCACTACTACAAGCAAACTTTTGAGTAGTACTAACACCACCACTTTTTCCTTTTTTGCGAGCAAAAACCATACTAGTTTCGTTTAATTCTTTGCTAATTGACTTATTATAAAATTCATTTAATCGCATAATTGTTACCCTATTACAAACCACATCGGAGTACTACCATCTACGTAATTTGATAAATCTTGTAATAGTCTGTCTAACTCATTTTCGGCTTCTGCCTTTAGTGCTGCACCGTTAAGAACAGTACCGCCGGCTGGACCAGCAATAGTAGCAAACTTTTCTCTTGCTTCGCCTAGAGCCTTTTTAACCATTGCTTGTGTATACCCTTTAATCCAAGGATAAGCATATACATCTTGCAATAACATAAAGTCAGGTTTATGATTATGTACCCATAACAACACCGACTCATCGCTATTTCTTGGACGCCTAACTAATGTAATCTTCTTAGTTGCAGCATTAAATGTATAGTTTACATATCCTCCAAACATCTTGCTAGCTTGTTCTTGGTACTGTGCAAAGAATTCGTAGTTTGCAAGTCCACCAACACGACCGCTTTGTAGCAAATACATGTTCATAAACCCAGCTTCAAATGGCTCAAGACTTGTAGTACTACTACTTGCACTACCGAGTGTTCGGCGAAATACTTGCTGAACACCCATTACTTCTGTTGGTAAAATATATTCGTTTTGGTCTGCGACCAGATCTAAAAAAAGATAACTTTCTTCAACTGCATTGCTGCTACGCTGTCTGTAAATTTCGAATGCCTGCTTGAGCCCATACTCATAGTGATTTGGGTCAAGTTCAACATCTACCATATCTCCACCGAGATTGTAGTAAATGCTTTTAAACAGTTCAGATTTTAATTCATCAATTGTTGCCATACTACTATTTATGGCATTTAGCAAATTAACTTGCTAGACTTAAAACGATTCCTTGCGAGGTGACTGAGTTACTTTCATTTCAAAATCGTATTCGAGCTGTTCGCCAGGTGCTTTTTTAAACTGGCCTTGAAGTATAACTCCTTTTTCCGACATTGACTGCAATCCTTTAAAGTTTTTTTCGTTGGAATCAGTGTACGGAATTACATAGTACCTAGGAACTGCGTGATCGGGCTCAGCAACTATAATATAAATGCTTGGCTTGTTTACTTTTATAGAAACAATCTGCAATTGTTCTTCAGTTGGCAAATTGTAAAGAGGATATCCTTTGAAATAGTTTATAACATTCCACGTATAAAACACAGTATACACAAAAACTGGTATAATAAGAAAAACCAAAAAAGGTTTCTGTCTACTAGCAATCAACGTATAAAGCACCAATACTACTGTTATCAGCATTAATGCTAGAGATATTGTTGTCATTGATATCATTTTAATTTCCTTAAAGGCTGCTACGGCCTATTGGCACAACACTTGTTGTAGTTTCAAAGGTTGACTTTAAATTACCGTCTTTGTCAATAACAAACCCCGGCATAGCAATTTGTTCCCCTCTAAAAGACATTTCTTTGGTAATGTTATAAACTTCTTTGTACGGATTTACGTCCATTATAGAAACACTAACCGGTACTGTTTTTTCTGTTTTTTTACTATACATGTGTATAGAAATATAATACTCTCCAGGAACTATGCCCCTAATCGTAACGATTTCTCTGTTAATCTTGTTCGGTATCAGTTCACCGGCTACTCTAATCATATCACTGCTCATACCTAGGTCATCCCTGTCTAAATGCAGTAATCCAGTTTCTTTATTTTTGAAACCTACTAAGTCACCGTTTGGTGCTTTGACCCACACATCAACATCGTCCATTAGATCCTCTGGCCACTCGACTATAATTAGCCATTCTGCTTTCATTGGAACATCGTCTTTTTTAGTCGGTGGATTAATCAATAAAAAAGCAATAATGAATAATACTACAAAACCAAGCATTATGTTAAAAAGCAAATCGTTAAACGCTAAGTTGCTGTGATATTTCTTAGCCATACTAGATGTCCTGAATTACTAGCTGAAACTTCAAACATAAGCTGGCTATTAGTCCTGCTAGAGTTGTTAGCAGTGCTGTACTCATTCCGGCTGCCATGGTAGCAATTGCTGCTTTCATACTGTTAGTATCATCGGGATTCAGAGAGGAAAACGTTGTACTTAACATGTACACAAAACCAATAACTGTACCTATCATGCCAATAGTCAAAAAAGAGTCTGCTATAAACCAGCTAACTTCAGATGATTCTTGATTTTTTTGAATTTGCATCCCAACAACAATTGTTGACATTATCCATAATACTAAAATTACCGAACTTAGGTAAGTGATATCGTTGTGCCAAAACAATAAGTGAGCATCAATTAAAACCACCGATGCTAGAGCAACTGCAATCATAACCGATACAGATAGCCACCAATGATTTAATTTTATACTCGGTTTAAACATTTTAATTTCCTGCCTATATTGTAACATTTATATTTATCCTTGTCAGTATTTGCTTACATAAATAAAAACATGAACTCGCAATCGCATAGATGTGCTTATCTCGAAAAGCAAGTAACACTGGATCATTTAAAAATGCCAAGGCCATGCTGTCAATTTCACGGCATTCTCAGTGTAGAAAACTACCACGAAGAAGCACAAGAATATGTCAATCGTATGCACAACGGTGAACGATTTTCTGAATGCGAGCAGTGTTGGAATATGGAAGACAAAGGCATTAGAAGTCTTAGACAGCAAATTAATCAACACATACAACTCAACGAAACTGAAAGTCCAGCATCTAAAATTACTCTAACTGAATTAGATATACGAATTAATAATAAATGCAATTTAGCTTGCACAATGTGTTGGTCAGGTGCTAGTTCTCTTTGGGGGAAATTAAATCAAACAGATGACGAATTAAGTATAGACACCAAAAGTTTAGACTTTGCAAAATCAATTGAAAAAGATTTAAAAAGAATAAGCATCCAAGGCGGCGAACCATTTTATGGAAACGAGTACAAGGAATTCTTGGATTCTTTGCAATACAAAGATCAAATTCAAGTAGAAGTTTTTACAAATCTTATTACAGCAAATGAAAATGATTTAATCAGATGGGACAATGAGTTTGATAAGTTTATATTAAATGTTAGCGCCGATGGAATATACGATAGATACACTGATATACGTTGGCCTACTACGTGGGAAAAGTTTAATAGTAAAGCTGTGCAGATTTTACCAAAGTTAAAAAATGTAAGATTTTCGTATACTACACAAAACATAACAGTCGAATACATACGTGATTTTATATATTGGAGAAATCAGGCATTTACAGATTTAGAATTTACTATAACATTTCCGATACTACAGCTTCCAAAAGAACTATCACTACCTTATAGTACCCAAGAGCAAGTTGATAAAGGCAAAGCCGACGTTGACTATTTGTTAAACACAACTAAAGAAACAGTTTATAATCCAGAAATAGAAAGTCTTATACAAGTTGCAAAGGCACTAGAACAAGTAGAAGTTAACCAGGTTTTAATCGATCAGCAAATGAAATATTTAGACAATGTTAATACACTAAGAAAAAATTACAAGAACAGAAATAATGATAGCAACCCGTAGTTGTTAAAAAATTATTTTACTGTTTTTAAAATAATCGTATCTTTATTTAACCTACCGTTAAGTTTTATTTCAACAGCATTGATATTATCCATAAACTTACGTAGAACAACTTTACCAGCTTTTTTAAATTCTTTTAATTGTTCTTCTGGTTTTCGCAATGTTTTTTGTACACTTGCTTTTTCATTATAGAACTGTAATGTAGTTCCTTTTACTTGTATAATAGCATGATCATCAGCAACATACTTTCCTAGTTTACGTGTTTTAACATTGAACACCCAAACTTCAGTAGCACCGACAATCTCTGTAGGGTTTACACTGACAATTTTATACTTGTCGTCTGACTCTTTGTACTGTAGTTTAGCGATCATTTTTTCTTTGCTGACTGACTTTTTAGCACGAGGTTTACGGGTTGCCTTAGCACTGTCAATAATCATATCACAAGCTGAGATAATATTTTCAATTGCTTGTAGCCATTTCTTAGCATGATTCTTTTTAAGATTGGCATAAGCTTCTTTTAGTTGCTGTGCATAATCGGCTTTGCGCTCGTTTTTGATCTTTTTAATATCAGCCGATGTTGGCATTGATTGTACTACTTGTGCTTCTTCAAGTTCTCCTTGGTAGAAGTTTTTAATTTTTCTAGCATGAGCTTGTGATACTTTGTTGTTAGCAAAATGCCCAACAAAATTAAAACCAGCTGGGTCAAAATTATCAGGATCTGACACTAATCCGTCAAGCCATTCCTCAATAGCATCACAAGCATCCTGTGCTTGTTCAAGTATACGCTCTTGTATACTAGGAACATAAACATTCTTTTTGTCTTTATCTTCAGATTTCTTTTCTTCTATAATTTCTTTACCTTCTTCGGCAAGCTCTAGTATCCATTTATTCATACTTTCCTTGTACACCGCAGGTACAAGGTCAGGCTGATTTTCTAATAGATATGCTGTACAAGCCCAATGGCTCTTTCCGCCTACTTTCCAATCTGGTAGCTTGTTAATCAAACTAACAATATTCTTGTCATAGTGTTTTTTAATGTATCCTTTAACTGTTGTTAGCCACTCCTTTGATTCTACTTCATAATGAGTATAATACTTGGCTTTGTTCCAGTTCAGGCCTTTTGTTGGCATAAGTGGCATCATATTTGCGCCTCGGCGAACCGACCGTGTTGTTTTTTTCTTAGGTTTTACTGCTACTTTATTTGCTTTTGCCATTTTTTTAATCCTTAGTACGATACTTATACACAATCAACTGCCATGCAGAATCGTTATCTACTTGGGCAAGTTCCTTGTCGTCCACTTCATATAACTTACAAAATAGTTGTCCGATTGTTAACGGGCCAGTGTAAACATCGGCTTCACTGATAAAATCTAACCATTTGTCGTCGTTAATCATTTGACGTGTCTCCTACCTAACTCGTAAATAGTGTAGCATGTGTGGAATAGTCTGTCAACCGATTGCCATAAATATATTGTATAAAAGGATATAACTATGCCAAGAATAAGCATGTGGCGTGAAAATCGCAGCAATGATTATAAATTTTTCAATGACCGTGCAAGAGAACAATTCACTGTCGGTGGAACTGGCATCAATATACACAAATACCTTGGCAGCGACAACGGTGATGGTACTTCGCCAGAACTACCCCAATACAGCAACCAAAGTGAACAGAATATCCAAGACCTATTGTTTTTAGAAAACAGAGACAGAATCTACGACCCAGATGTGTTTAACCTTCGCGGCCATTATAACGTCAACGATATGGATTTTGATCTTAGTCAATTTGGTTTATTCCTAAGCAATGATACACTTTTTATCACATTCCATTTAACTGATATGATTGAGAGACTTGGAAGAAAAATCATGAGCGGTGATGTGCTCGAACTTCCTCACCTGAGAGACGACTGGCCGTTGGACGACAATGTTCCATATGCATTAAGAAAGTACTATGTAGTACAAGATGCAACTCGTGCATCAGAAGGGTATAGCCCAACCTGGCATCCGCATCTTTGGAGAGTCAAAGCTACACCAATGGTAAACACCCAAGAGTACCAAGACATAATAAACAATGCAGTCGACGAAGAGACTGAAAATCCACTAGGTGAAATATTATCAACCTACAACAAAGAAATTGATATTAACAATGCTATAGTTGAGCAGGCACTACAAGATGTCCCTGAAGCAGGATACAACAATGAAGATCTGTACACACTACCAACTAAACCCGACGATAGTGTAAATGTCTACGATGCTCCTACTGCCGATGCCAATGATATCAAAACCGACAGCGGAAAATACACAGCAGACCTTGGAAAAGCAACACCAACTGGCAGTGCATACAATGGATATCTTACTGGCGATGGAATAGCACCCAATGGCGTTGAGGTGCAAACTGGTATATCTTTTCCAGGCGATGCTAATGACGGGGACTTTGTATTAAGACTGGATTTTTATCCAAATCGATTGTTTAGATTCGACGGAAATAAATGGATCAAAGTCGAAGACGATGTAAGGCACAGTTACATTCCTAACGAAAGCAAAACTCAGCTAGGAGAATTTATCAACAACCCCGGAGAGTTTACTACACCAGATGGACAAACATTTACTACAAAACAAGCATTAAGTAATGCTATCAAACCCAAGGCTGATAACTAATGACTAATTTTTATTACGATAAGCAAATAAGAAGATACATTTCTCAAATTGTAAGTATATTCAGCTACTTTGAAGTTGAGTTTGGCGAAGACGAAAGCGGAAATACTGTATTTCGTAGAGTACCAGTTAAGTATGCTACTAGCGATAAAATGACTGCTAGTATACTCAGGAACAATAGCGAAAATACAATGTTAAATGTTCCAGTTATTAGCGTGTATGTCACTGGCTTAGAATATCAGCGAGACAGAATGCAAGACCCTAGTTTTGTTGACAAAATGAATATAAGACAAAAGCGTTACGACAGTTCAACTGATTCGTATAGTACTGATCCTGGAAATGCATTTACTGTTGAGAGACATATGCCCGTTCCATATAGTTTGCAATATAGTATTGATATATGGACTAGCAACACTGAGCAAAAATTACAGCTACTTGAGCAAATACTAGTATTGTTTAATCCAGATTTTGAAATACAAAGCACAGATAATTATATCGACTGGACCAGTTTAAGCTACATGAATTTAGAAAATGTAAATTACAGTAGCAGAACTGTTCCTGTAGGAACTGAAGAACAACTAGATATTGCAACATTAAGCTTTAGTAGCCCTATATGGATTTCGCCGCCAGCTAAACTAAAAAAACTTGGAGTTATTGAAAGCATTATTAGCACTGTGTACAACAGTAAAGGCAATCTTGCCGACGATATACTTGAAGCCAATAATAGAATGGGAAATAGGCTATACACTACTCCCACTGGCAATAATCTCTTACTTTTAAACAATCAAGCAACAATATATCCAAGCGGTGGCGTATCTGGCGGCAAAACATTAGATTCTTTGCCCGAAAATACATCAAATACCCAATGGGAACCGCATATTAGTACTTTCGGGGAACTTAAAAACGGGATAACACAGCTTAGATTACGAAAAGATAATCCAGATACAGTAAGCGAAATAATTGGAACTGTAAGCTATCATCCTAGCGACCCAAATGTGTTACTGTTTTCTGTAGACCAAGACACAATACCTAGTAATTCTTTACCTGCAATAAATGCAATTATCGATCCTTCACGCAGTGCACCCGGCATAAACGGACTACCTGCTGCAGCAGCTGGACAAAGATACCTGTTAATCGGAGACATCAACAGTGCAAAACTAGAAGATAGTAGTTTCGACGGAGCAGATGCATGGAAAAATTCAGGAGTTGATTTTGTTGCAAAAACTTACGATATTATACAATACACTGGCACTGAATGGCATATTAGCTGGAGTTCCGACAATGAAAAACAAGAGTTCGTAACGAATCTAACCACTAGTATACAGTATAAATGGAACGGATCTGACTGGGTTAAAAGCTGGGAAGGCGAATATCCCGAAGGAACTTGGTCTTTGGTATTTTAATTTATTATTAAAAAAATCTTCATTGATATATACTATTATGTCTAAGAAACCCCGGAAACGAACTAAAATACAAGCTGCTGGCACACTATTTCTTTCTGTCCAAACAAAAAGATTTTTACTACTATTAAGAGACGACAATTCGTACTCGGATACTTGGGCAACAGTTGGTGGCAGGACCGAGATTGGCGAAACAGTAATTGAAAGTCTAGGCCGTGAAATCACTGAAGAAATTGGATTCTTGCCACTGGTAAGAAAAACTATACCGATTGACTTGTTCGTTAGCAATGACGGAAAGTTTGAATTCCATACTTTTATCTGCTTAGTGGATAAAGAGTTTATACCTACATTAAACAACGAGCACAAAGGATACGCTTGGAGCGGTATTGACAATTTTCCAAAACCTTTGCATCCAGCACTACATAATGCGTTAAAAAATCAAGAACTAAAGACAAAAATAGAAAACGTACTAAAGTTACTAGAGGTCAGCGAGACTGATAAACTCATTGAAGTGGATAGGTTTATAGTTAGGTAACTTTAGCAACTCTCTATAGTTATCCTCGGCATTATAAGTTACTCTATAAAATAAAACATCGCTGTAGGTTGTAACTACATGTTTTAGATTTCTAATCCAATTACTATCAAGTATTTCGGCATCTGCATCTGGATAATGTTCGGTTCCAGCATAGATATTATTATTAACACCCAACTCAGGTTGTCCGTCGTAACCAAAAAGAAAAACACGCTTGGCTCCATGAAATGCTGCAAGATATGCTGCACTTGCTCCAGCGTCTAGTCTAGAACCCCCGGGTATTAAGTTAAACCCTGGGTAACGTCTTGTAATTTCTTGTGAGCTATAAGATATGCCTCTATACTCTTCCGGTACCTTAGATGCCATTACTTGATGGCTCATAATTAAAAAATCTGGCATCCATTCCCTGTACAAACCATTGCAACCATATATAACATTGTAATATCTTAATATTTTAATACTGTTACTATGATCAATTTTTTTTACAGAACGATTAAGTCTACTTTTTCCGTTGCCTAAACAAATAGCATTGCCACTGGGATTTTCAAAGATTATATCTGGTTTTATAAATCTCCTATCTATTTTTCCTTGCCCTAACAGTACATTTATCCATTCGCCTTGGTAATCTTTACTGTAAAGTTTTTGTAATGGTGAAGTTGGTCTCGATAGTGAACTCATAATCTACCTACTAGTATTTCAATAATGCCTTCGTCGTTGCTGTCGTAATTTTCAAGTGCTTTGCCAATTGCTGCACCCATTAATATGTTCATCGGATGTTCGGCTACTGCTACTCCGGGTGTATTGCCTACAACAAGAAAGTCTCCACGATTGATAGTGCCCTGTACTCTACAAGGAACACGACCGATATAAGCAACAGGCACAACATGTTCACCTTCTAATCCGCTGTTCATTAGGAGCCCTGGTGCTTCACTAACAGTGCCTACAATCTTATAGGAGCCAGGGTTAGCAATAGTTACTTCTGCATCTCCGCCAATTTCTAATACAGTGCCAATTGGATAGGCAGTATCAGCAAGATATTTTTCAGCAAGGTCAGCATACTGTGCTGCGGTAGCAGTAGCAGTGATTGTACCGGCACTAAAGTTACCACTTGCGTCACGTGATACAACGGTATTAGCAGTGTTTGCTGATGCAGGTTGCATACCATCGAGTGTATCAGCATCTAATCCATTACCTGTGCCTTCATCTGCTGTAGTAAGTATACGATTGCCATTTACTTTAGCACTGCCACTTGCCCCTGGTAAAAGATCGATGCCATTAATAAGCGAAGTACCACCTTGGCCAATTTGAATATCTGAACCAGAATTCCATTCAATAATTGTTCTAATATAACCATCGTTAGTGCCTACAATTCTAGTACCACTTGGAAAAGCAACGGCAACATCTGATGCTGTATCTGTGCCTGTGCCTCCGCCAGTTGGATCATAACTAGTGCCCGGAGATATTTCAACAGTACCTGCTACGGTAGCTGTTCCAGTAAGTGCCGGGCTTGCTAATGGTGCTTTAGTAGCAAGGCTATTAGTTACAGTGGTACTAAAATTAGCATCATCGCCTAATGCTGCGGCTAACTCGTTTAGTGTATCTAATGTACTCGGTGCGCTGTCTGTAATACTTGCTATAATACTAGTAGAAGTACCATAACCATTGTTGCTTAGATATGTAGCAACATCTGTGTCACTGTAACCACTAACTCCTGTTAAGTTACTACCGTCTCCGTAAAATGCGTTTGCTCTAATGTTAGCATAACTGATAATAGTTACATTGCCATTAGTACTACCATCTTCTGCGGTGTTTACAATTGCTAACTCATCTGCACTTTCGTCCCATATAATAGCAACATTAGTATCGCTGCCACGCTCAATGACTATACCACTATCTTTGTCGTTGGCACCAATTTGTCCGCTGTTCAATCTAATTAGCGGATCTGTGACATTTGTTACGTCAAAATTAACTTGGGCTGCCTTAGGTCTCGTTAGAGCCATTCTTAAACTCCTAAAATTCTATACCAATATTTATCCAAAAGAATAGGGCCCGGAGGCCCTATTCTGATTAGCTTGTATAAGTGTAAATTAGAAGCGGCCTACTGCTACTTCAATTACACCTTCGCCGCCTTCGTGTGCTTCTAGTGCTTTACCAATCACTGTACCAACTTTTGGATCCGCTTCAGCTCTCGCCATACCGTTTCCTGCTGCTACCATGATGTCACCTTTTGCAACTGCACCGGTTACTTTACATGGTACACGACCTTGTAGAGCTAGTGCAACAACGTGATCGCCTGCGCAATCAGCGTTCATTAAGTGTGCTGGGTCTGTTGATACAACACCTGCTACACGACGATCCATGTCAGCTGCATTTGCTGTTACTTCTGCGTCTCCGCCGAATGAAACAACTGTGCCTGCTTCGTATGCTGCGTCTGCTGTGTAGTTTTCTGCAAGGTCAGCGTATTGTGCTGACGTAGCAGTAGCAGTGATTGTACCTGCACTAAAGTTACCACTTGCGTCACGATAAACAATAGTATTAGCTGTGTTTTCACTAACAGCACTTGATGTAACAGTAAATGTTCCACTTTCGCTGTTTACACTACCACTAATACCGTTACCGCTTGTAGCACCTTGTTGTACATAGTTACCAGTAGTGTCTGTACCTAGTGCAACACTGTTTGCTGCTACTGTTGCTGAAATTGACGCAACATTGCCACTAAAGTTTGCTGTACCAGTAACATCACCAGTTAGTGTAACTGTTGCTGTACTTGATAGTCTGGCAGCTAGTGCTGTTGTAGTTGTTGAAGCAAAGTTAGCGTCATCACCAAGTGCTGCTGCTAGTTCGTTCAACGTGTCAAGTGCACCTGGAGCTGAATCAACCAAGTTAGATACTGCTGTACCAACAAATGCTGTTGTAGCAACTTGTGTAGTGCTTGTACCAGCTGTGGCTGTTGGTGCTGTTGGTACACCACCTAGAGCAACGCTATCTGCAACATCTAGTGTTAATGTTACGTCTGCGCTACCATCAATAGACACACTACCTGTAGCATCGCCAGCTAGTGTAATTGTACGTGCGTTAGTCCATTTGTCTGCACTGTCTGCACCTTCAACTGTAGCAGTTGTAGTTAGGATACGAACATCAATGTTATCGCCAGTTTCTGGTGCTTCAGTAAATGTTAGTGTTGTACCACTTACACTATATGCACTACCTGGATCTTGCACAACACCGTTGATCGATACCATACAACCTGCTGTTGTTGTAGATTCACTTAGAGTAAACGCTACTACAGAACCGTCACCATCAAAACTATCTGCTGTAATGATTGTAAAGTCAGCACCAGCAATTAGCCATTCAGTACCGTTGTAGAATTCCATCTTGTCAAGTGTTGTATTGAATCGTGTCATACCTTCGGCAGGTGAAGCTGGACGTTCAGCAGTTGTACCTGTTGGGATAATCATCGAGTCTGTTGAGTTGACGTGTAGTGCTGCGCCGGCTGTTGGTGTTGCTGTTCTAATACCAACGTTACCAGTACTACCTTCAACAAACAATGCGTTTGCTTCGCCTGTACCTTCAACACGGAAGTCAACATCTGCACCTGCTTCGTTAACAATAATTGCACTTGCTG